TCATTTGACCCTCCTGAGTGGCGGTTTTCCGCCGTTTCTCGATACCGCATCCCTGACCGCTTCGGGACTATTTCGGGACTGCTCAACATCTATCATCGCTGACAGCAGATCGTCGTCGCTCGCGTGCGCATATCTGGCGGTGGTTTCGATGCGCGTGTGGCCCAGCAGCTTCTGAGCAACCTTCAGGTTTGACGATCGGGTGATTCTCGTTGCGGCGGTGTGCCGCAGATCGTGGAAGCGGAAATCAGTGACCCCGGCCTCGGCCAGCGCGCGCAGCCACTTCCTGTTCCAGCCCTGCGCGCTGAACGGGTATCGCTCTCCGCGCAGCCGGCGGGGTCGATCACCACGCGGTGGCGCTGGCCGCTCACAGACATAGGTGAAGACGAACGGGCCGACCTTCGGGCGATTGGCCACGATCTCCTTCATGCGCGGCGACAGCGGGAACTGGTGCCAGACATCGCCCTTGGTGTGGACCGACGCCACGCCCTTGCGCAGATCAACCTTCGACCAAAGCAGCGTGACGACAGCGTTCTTCCGCGCGCCGCTGAGTAAAGCGAATTCGACCAGGTCGCATAGATCCGGGTGCTTCTCCCGCAAGACCTCGAACAGCCGGGCTTCCTCTTCGGGGCTGGCTTCCCGCACGCGCTCTTTCGGTTCCTTCAGCCGGTGCTTCTTCCAGTTGATCTCGCCCACGCGATACCGCGCTTCGAGGTGACGGATCACCCGGCGCAGAAGCTCTGTTTCGCGGTTCACCGTGGATGCCGAGACGATCTTCGCCGGCGGGCTTTTGCGCGTCCGCTTTCTCGAGGGGTTCGCCGTCTCGGTCCGCCGGATCGCAATCATCCGCGACACATGCAGGTCATCAATATCCTGCAGCAGCAGCGACCGACCCAGCAGCCGGAGAATGTTCTCCAGCTGATATTCCGTGGTGCGCTGGTTGCGATCGAATGATCCGCTGTCGGTCCAGAAAATGCCGATCCCTTCGTCCAACGTGATCGACGGCTTGTCTTTCTTGCCGGTAGCAACCTCCGTGCGGTGGTCGCGCTCGAACCGCTCGGCATCGCGCTTCGATTTGCAGTTGGTCGATCCGTAATACCGGACACCGCGATACTGATAATCGAAGTGGTAAAAGGGGCTGGTCTTCGGCCGGTAAACCGTCATCGCTTGTTCCGCTGACTGAATGGCACGATCTGCCCTGCCACGGCCGGTCCTTTCGCGGGCCTGCGGGTGCCCTTCGGAAGCGGATCGGCCGGCGGAGCCTGGCGCCGCATGCGCGTAGCAACATACTCGCGGCAGTCTTCCGGTCGATATGCAATCTTGCGGGCCGTGATCTGGACGAAGCCGATCAGCCCCTGCCGCCGCAGATCGCGCAGTGACCGCGCGCTCATCAGCAAGAGGCGGGCAGCCTGTTCCTCGGTGAGCAATTCAGGTGCTGTCACTGGCCTGCCTCCCTGATAGTCACGCCCGTGACGGCGCACGTAAATTCGATGCTCGTTCCATCGTCCCCGCCCCATGGCTCAGTGATTGTGGCTTCGATTAGAACGCGCACCGGCCCGTGCTTCGCCAGATGCTTTTCCAGTTTCTTGCGGCCCTTCTGGATATCGAGAAGGGCAAAGGTCGATGTGATTTCAGGAACCTTGGCCATCCTTCGCCTCCCCTTCGAGAATGCGGCTCAACTCCCGACGCAGCCGGTAAACCTCAGGCAAATTCGGCAGCGACAAATTCGGCTCGACGCCGAATGCCTCTGCCTGCTTGATCGCACATGGACCACAGCGGGCCGTGTCGCCGTACTCCCAGCAGAGACCTGGCGTCGGACAGATGCCTTCTACGTCGTCGCGCCAGAGCAAACGCTGTGGATCGGACATTGTCCGCCGTTCACGATCCGTCAGGCTCCGTGCTATTGCGTGAGGGTCAGTCATGGCGAGCTACCTTCCAGCATATCTGAACGGAATAGGAGGTCGGCGCACGTTCGACGCGCCCCTGTCGCTCCATTCGTTTGAGCTGCCGCAAAAGCCAATCCGTCCGAATGTTGAAGCACGGCTCGAACATCCGCAGGCCGTTGGCGATGGCATAGGTCACCCCCGAGCCGCCGAACCGGTTCATTGAAGCAATGATCTGGTCGTCGGTTGGCTTCTCACCCATTACCCGCCTCCCTTGCTTTCAGGGCTGCGGAACAGAGAGCAAGCGCGGGGGTGGCGGCGGTGACACGATAGCCCTTGTTCATCGTGCCATTTTCCGGCCAGAGCCAAGCATCTTCACCCCGCCCGCCACGCACAGGGATTATGCCGGTCCACCCCTCCGGCACCAGCGTCAGCGCGGTGTCGATCGAGGCGGTGAAGCGAGGCAGCGGCACGAAAGCCCCGTTCTGGTCGTAATAGCAGACGCCGATTGGGTGGCCTTCGTCCACAACACGGATGCCGACCAGCGGCGCAATCTCACGATCGATATCGCGATCCGGGCCTGTCGCGGCTTCTATCCGCGCTACCAGGTCAGTCATGATCGGCTCCGTGAAGGGCGGTGATGGCGGCGCGCAGGTACTTAACCTTTACTGTCAGCCCCGCTTCATCATGGTCGGATGCCCGTACGTCGCTGGCGCACCGATCCGCGAACGGCTGCAACGCCTTACGCAACCGCTCCACCTGCGGCGCAGCGAGGCGTTCGAGCATGTCGGCAATTTCGCGCGCTTCTGCCTCGTATCGCTCTACCCGGCCGCCCATGTCGTGCGATCCACCTTCGCGATAGCTATCCACGTCACCGAGAGTGACGCCATTGTAGCATTCCCGCCGCCAGAGGATCGCGAACACTTCCTTCACCAACGCATCAACCATCAGCTTTCGCCCCAATAGCTCATGTCTGCATCCGCGCAGGCCTCGGGGCCTTCAGATCGCTGCCAATCACACTCGAAATAAGACGGAGCCGTCTCATCCGCGTAATCAGCGATGCTTTGGCCATCGTCGAATGTCGGACCGGCGCGATTGAGCATGTGGGCCTTGAATCGACGGCAAAACTCTTCCTGTGTCACTGCATCAACCATTGTCAGAGCCTTTCAGATGTAGCCCGGACCACAGCGCCGCAGCAGCCGCTATTCCGAGAATGTTGTCGCCTTCGCTGTATTTGTGAACCAGCTTCGCCGCGCGATCCGTCGTTTCGGTGATTGCTGCAAGGGCGGCTTGGACTTCGGGAAGTTGATCCAGTTGGCCAGCACGAACCTCGTCAATGTTTCGGACAAGATTGCGCTTCATCGCACTCGCCTTCATGCGGCTGTGGCGATCCACCAATATCTCCGCAGCAATCCGCCGCGCCATCACCAACGCGATCTGTTCAGGTGTCGCTGTCATATCCCCAATTCCCATTCCGCTTCTGACTGATGGGCGTCCCGGCGTTGCTGCTCATTGTCGATATCAACCAATTTCTCGTAATGGGCCGCGCAGGCGAAACGGGTGAAATAAACTCCGCGCCAGACCGCAGGAGCGTCGCAGAAGTTGCATTTCATGCCGCGCTGTTTCGCGCGAAGTTTGCGCACGCTCACCCTTCACCCCCGTTCGATGCGAGAGCGGCAACAGCGGCACGGAATGGTTCAGCATTCAATGTTATGAAGCCATGCTTCAGCGTTCCGTCTTCCATGGTGGCTTTGTCGGCAAACGGCTGCAGTGCATCCTGCAACCGCTCATTCTCAGCCCGCAGATCAGCGATCTGGCGCTCTGCTTCGGCTGTGCTGGTGAGGCGGTATTCGGAAATCATGCCGTCGATCGCATCAGTGCGATCATCGATCGTGTCACCGTCGGTGCATGGGCGAGAGATGCCATCAATAATGTATTTGAGAAGCTGATGCCGGAAATTCAGATCAGCCTGCGTCACGCTATCCTTGCTCATCAACCCCTCCCAAATACCCGAGCCCAAAACCCCGGCTTGGTGTCTGTCAGAAACCGCATAGGCTGCGGATAATCGGCTCTCGTCTTGCGCATGGGCTGGACCTTGCCGTGGACTTGCGCGCTCCAGGCGCAGGGCATGGAGGGTTTGCCGGAGAGGGTGGTCATGATGCTGCCTGCGCGATCGGAAGTGCTGAACCCGTGGGCTTGGCCTTCTGCTTGGCTCTGATCGCTTCGACCTTCGTCCAGATCCGGGCCAACTCAACATCGGCCGCATTGGCGATGTCGATGCTGGACGTGTTGCACAAGGCGGACAGCGTAACCATTACGCCGCCGACTTCTTGTTCGCGTTCACCTACCGCCCGGCCGAAGACATAATCCACCAAAGCATGCGCCCGATCGGCAGTGAATTCGGGAAAGGTCTGCGCCAGTTCCAGCGCCTCTTCGATAAAGCGATCTGCGCGCTCCAACTGATCGGATTTAATGGGCTCGCCAAAGCAAGCGTCCATCCAGCGATCAACTTCGTGCTGGTAATCCTGCATCACCGCTCTCCCAAGGCCGCAGCGTCCTCGACCGCTGCGGGAGGAGAGGGAACCGTCGAGGCGGTGGGGGATTTTGTGGATCTTGCGTATGCTTGGAACACATCCCGATCGACGGCAGAGCACAGCCAGATCGGTTTCGGATAGGGATCGCCCCGCATCCGGCTTTGCCGGCGCCACGAAAGTTGAGCCAAGGCCCCAGATCGGCCGGGGAAGTCGATCTCTACAGCCACTTCCTGAATGCGGCATTTGCCATCATAGCAAGAGGCGTAAGCATGCGCCTCCACTGGCTGTGAAGCAGGAAACCGGCGTTTGGCGAATTTGGCAAAGCGACGCAGCCAGCGTTTTTTGAGGTGCTCGCAGTTAGCTCGTTCCAATGCTAAAGCTGCCTCGCACCGGGCATCGCAGAACACCATGCTGTGCTGATGACCGACAACATCATCAGGGTGGATCTGCCGGTCATAGATCATGTCTTCATCGACGCGTCGGCCGCAGCCTGCGCATTCGAAGTGCCATCCGTGTAGGATCATCACTGACACTGGTAGGGTGGTGTCAAAGTATGGATCAGCCCAAGGTGCACGGGTGCAAGTCACATACGAGAATTCGCCATTTGCATATTCGTTCGCACCGATACGGCGGGCTGTGACAGAGTGCTGCGCGTAGATGATCCCGCCTGTGTTTTCATTCTGCTCCAGAACTGCATAGGCGAGGAAAGGTTTGTTGTTTTCAGCCACAAAACACCTCCACAAATCCAAGAGCGAAAAGGATCATGAGCGCAGCCAAAGCGATCCCGTGGCCCATGCCCTTGGCCACATCACGCAGCGCACCACGCGGGCCGCCAAACGTGCGGATGACAGCGACAATGCCGGGGCGCGCTTCACGAAGGGTTGCCCAGATCGCCCAGGCGGAGAACCCGCCGATCCCAACGAAAGCGATGATCGTGGTGAGCATGGCTTATTGCTCCCCGACTGGTGGGGTTGGCTGGGGTTGCCAGTGGGTGGGCTTGATCGCGCGGCCGTTTTCGTCGCACCACCCTTCTGTTCTGGACGATCTCACGAAGTACCAGCCAAGCCGAATGACCTTGGGGCGGATTAGGACAAGAACCTCAGTCCCATCCCTCGGCGCGCTGGCAATGTCCTGCCATGCTGAAACAGCCGCGCGTAGGGCATCAGCGCCATAGATGTGCACGATCTGGTCAATCGACGGCTTGGCGATGTGCCCGGCCAGCATGTTGACGTGGACCGCGTTCGGGTCGGTCAGGGCGTCCGCCATCTGATCTAGCAAGTCCGCTGCTTCAAAAGGCGCGTTGTTCATTTCACCTTGGCCGTCACGCCAAGCCGAATACAGTCTGATGCGACTGGAAACGTCTTGCGCTTTGGACACGGGCTTCAGTTCATCAGCCATCACGAATTCCATTCAGCTTGGAGTTCTGCCCAGCGCTGTTCGCTCATTCCGGCGCGCGCTTCGGCAGACATGCGATCAAGGGCGGCCATGCTTTCGCGAAGGCCAGTCGTGGAGATGATCGGGAGAGAGGACATTAGCCCTGATCTCCCCGGGCCTTCTCAGCAGCCCGCTTCTTCTCACGGAGCGCGCGAGCGTCGAGGATCTGCCGACGAGCTAGGCGGATTGCATCGTCCAGATACTTCGCTTGAGCGGTGCCTTCGTCACGGCCCATCCGAACTGTTGCGATCGCAAAACCATCATCACCATCGCAGTCAGCGGCGGTGGTGCCCACCGATACGACGAGGCAATCGTCGTGCTGATCCCGCAGCGCTTCAATGCCGCGCTGGAGAGCAAGGATTTCTTCGCGGGTCACGCTTCACCGCCCTGCGCGCGGGCGCGGTTGAGTAGGGCTTTGGCCTGTGCGATCAATGCATCATAAGCAGCGTCAATGCTGGCGACATCGCCGGCGCAAAGGACGGAGAGTGGGCCAGAATAGCTGCGGAGAAGATCATCATACGCGATCACCGCCTGAGCCAACTCGTTGATCAGCTTGTCCTGATCGGTCTGGCTGGCGGGCATGGCTGCAAGCGCAACCCGCATGGCTTCCAGCGCCTTTGGCTTCGTGTCAGCGATCAGGCCAGTATCCCACCAACCTTCGCCGCCGAAGAAATCACAGTGAGCCTTCGCCGCAGCCTCCACAGCGGTCTGGTTGACGTCTGTCATGCTGCGTCTCCCGAAGAACGTGAGATCAGGTCATCGATCATCGCAAGCCGGCGCTGCACACTATCGGGCGCAGGAGGGTACTTCAGATCACTGCGGTACTGATGGACGGCGAGGACCAGTTCATCATGGCAGAGGACATGCTCAGCCAGCTTCGTGATCACCTCGCGCGCTGCGGGATTGACGGCTTTAGCAATGTCGTGCGACTGCTGGCACCAACCTGCACCCGGCCACTCTGCCGCGAGGCGCTGAATGTTGGCGAAAAACTCCGCCTGCTGTTCAGCGTCCATTTCGCAGAACAGCTCCGCGATCTCTGCGGGCAACAGGTCCTTCAGTTCGATTGTGCGGGTGATGCTCACAGCGTCCTCCCAATTTCAATGTCAGCTTTTTCGACGCCTTCGGTCAGCTTCTTGAGCATCTCGCGGCTGTCGTGTTCGGGGTGCTGGTCACGCATCACAGCGTCGATCAGGTCGTAGGCTTGGCCCAGACGGCCATCTGCCCATCCACCATTCCCACCTTCGTAGGTTTCGCGTGCTGGCAGGCTCATGCTGCGATCCTCCGCGTAGGAATGTTCTGGCGCTGTTCAAAGGCGCGCTGCATCACGGTCGACACGGCGGTCAGCGGATAATCCGGCAGTGCCCGCTGCGCCTCCTGGCGAAGCTCTGTCAGGCGTTCGTGCCGACCTGCTGCCCACGGCGTCAGCGGCTCAAAACGGCCAAAACTGTAGTGGAAGTGGTCCGGGTTCATCTTCGCGAGAACACCCCACACCTCGACGGTGCGGTGCCATTCGTCAGCAAGGATGCAGTTCAGCGAAGTGGTGACGAGATGGACCTCGGCAACCAGCTCACCCATGAAGCGGGCGTCATCGCGGTTGTCATCGCGCATCGCCTGATCAGCGGCCTGCTGGGCTTCCGCACGGTATCCGAAGAACCGCGATCCATCCTGACAGTAGCCGCCCTTGTCGCGAGTGTATGTGACCCGCCAAGCGAAGCACAGTTGCGGCCGATCCGGGTTCACCTGGAACACGCCGGTCTTCTCAGCCCTCGCCCTTGCCTCTGCGTATGTGAAAACGGCTTCCGCCATCTGTGCCTCCATTTCCGGGTCTGCGCTTGCGGCTCACCGGGTTGATGGAGATATAAATATGATTATCGTATATTCATGTCAATATGATTTTCGTATTTCCGTGATGGGCGCGTAAATCCGTACGCAATCCCCTCCAATCCGCTATGCTAGTGGTGAAAGCAGGGAGGGTGGAATGCTTAGAGAGGCAAAAAGGCGCGATAGGTTTCTTGTTATCGCGGCGGCCTTGGGGATGGCGGTCAACCCGATGAGCGTGGTCGGACAAACGGACAGCCCATATTTGAACTGGGTTGCCTCGCATTCACCAAACGGATTTAGCCTAGGAAGCAACGGCACGATCTGGATCAACATCGCACCTGAAGGGCAGGTCGATGACTACGCCATTCGCGCTGAAGACTTGCTGGCTGCGCAGACTGACAAGCCTAACTATGTCGTGTTTTGGGTGCGCGGCATGCACAAGAACAACCGCAATGTTGCCTACCGCGAAAGCATGACGCGATACGCGGTTGATTGCCAACGAGACGAGATTTCGGTCACGCAGCGTCAGTTCTATCGAGCAGACGGTGGCCCGATGGGATCCGAGGGGCCCTTTAGATCAGAATATATTGTGCCAGGCACGTATGGCGAGGAGTACCATCGTCTGATGTGCATTGTTGGCCGTTGAGCCCGCACATCGGCGGGCGTGGATCATGGGCGGAACGGCGCAGGGGCTTGGGTAAGTTGCGCCGTTCCTAACCGCCATGTCCTTGGGGGAAGTTGGCGGCTGTGACAGTGTTACGGTAGTTTACATTTGGAAGATAGGGCGGAACGACGCGGTGGATGCACAAAGGCCGCGTCGTTCCTGACCGCTAAGCACGAGGGCTCGGGCGTAGATCGGCTGAGGTCAGAATATGCGGGATTTTGACGACCGCAAGTGCGATCGCTGAAATGGCAGAACGACGCGGCGCATGCTTAGACCGCGCCGTTCCTAACCGCGAGAACAGAGAGGCCGGCGCTTTGTTCCACGCAATGAAAAGCCCGCCTATCCGGAGATGGCGGGCTTGATAACGTTAGCAATCCGGATCAGGCTGCCAAAAGCGCTCTCTCAGCATTTGCGAAACAGCGCTTTATCATGCCTGCAATCAGTGGAGTGACATCCTTGATGGCAAGATGGGCCCTCACCCAGTCAGCGCCGTACATTTTGATAAAGGGCACAAGCGCTGAGTTAACAAATGATGACGGCATATCAGTCACGCCAGAAAATGAGATCGTGACGCGCTTGCCGCGAGCAAAGTGCGGCCTGATAAGGTCATATATAACCTTACCATCCTGAGCCGAGAAGCACTGGGGAACGTGATTGAGGGTAACAATTACCATTCGATCTCTTCCTCTTCTTCTTCGTCATCACCAACAAAGCAGTCGGTGCGCAGGGTAATATCTACGAGCGTTCCAGGGTAATATCCGTTCCCGGTTCTGGGCTCGCGAATGGCTTCCCCGTTATCATCTCGATAACAATGCACCGATCCCATATAGGAGTATATGCTAACATTTCCTCCATTCCCAATCACATTTTCGATCAGGAAGTCAAGACCGACACCCATGTTCCGAGGATTGCTCTTCGTTGTGAAGCCCTCTTCTGTCGCCTTTAGAATCGCCTCGGCATCGGTCAGATTTGGCGAAAGTGTGCGGATGTTGCGTGGTATCCCTTTCCCGAAGTCGGAAACTGTTACGCCAACCAATTTAGGCTTCGGATAATGTTGGCAGTGCACAAAGCCGATGCTCTGGGTTGAGTGGTCTAAAATGTTATTGAAAATTTCTTTCATGCACGTGCGTACACTGCCTACCGCGCCAGGACGAACAGCCAGTATGCCTGATAGCCATGGTGTAAAGTTCGCTTCAAGCCAGCCATGAGCCTCCGCGTGCTCGACGCGGGCGAAGGGCAGTGTGGTCTGCCGCAATCTCGCGTGAGGACGCAGCGTCTTTCCAGTTAAATGTTCAAAAAAACCGCAATCGTCTAGGTATTTGATCGAAGCGGTATCTGGCGAATGATTGGAAATGGCCAATCTGACGCCATGACTATGCAGCCATTCCACCGTATTGCACAGCACCGTCAAACCCGATCCATCAATGTAACCTAAATTCTTAAAATCCAGATTGATGTCAGAATCGACAGGATAGCCATTCGCCCCGACCACAGCGCCGGTAAACTGATAAATGGCGTCGCGGGTGAAACGATATGGAAGGAATACTGTTTTTGTCACCAGCGCCGGTTACGAACACTTTGCGCTAGCGTCAAACCGCGCGACTCCAATTATTGACGGAAATCGGAATGTGCCGCCGTCACTCCTATTTTAGGTGTCGCGGCGGCGCAGCGCCCCTCCATACTTAACCTAGGGCGCAATCCACGGGCCATCCCTAGCCCTATCCTACGTAAATACTTCCTATTCGAAGGAAATTTCCTCGACATGTAGGATTTGATGAGAACAAATATGGAACATGGCGACTCGGGGATCAGATGTGCGCAGGATCGAGCTGCAAAGTCCGGAGTGTGAAGGAGGGTGTTCGCCCTGTTACCTAGACTGCGCCTCAAAGCGACTTATGCTTCAGGCCTGGCATCGGGAAGTTGAGACCCTATTGCGTCGGCAACCGCCTTTATCGCACCCGGGTTGGCATGAATGGCGGGATTCCTTGAAAGCAGCTCAAGAAAAAGTGCGAGATGCCGAGCGACTGGTCGAGCTTTCGACTCCGGCAGATCCAAGCCAGCGGAAAGGCGCATCACTTCGGAGAGCACCACTTGGAGTGTCTCTTCACTAGGGAGCTCAATCGGGCTCGCTTCAGCCTGCTTCTTCTCAAGACCGAAGGCGCTGATTAGCAGCAACCCTTCATCATACGACAGCTTGCGCAGTTTGCCGTTCTTCGCCGGAGTGTAGAGCGTTGCGACGTTTGGCTGCTTCACACCGAGCAAATCAGCGATCTTCTGCTGTTTAACGCCCTTGTCGCGTAGCGCGTTGAGAATGTCGGCCTGACTTTTCACCCCCACCATATGCCGTGCGCAAAAATGACCGTCTAATGCGAAGGTCGTATTATCTGTTGCACTGAATATACGATTATCATATATCCATTGCTCATGACGGTGGATCAAATCTTTAACGCCCTTGGCGGCTTCCGCGAGGTCTCGAAGCAGACCGGCATTCCCCTGACAACTGTGCACAGCTGGAAGCGCGCTGGACGCGTGCCGGGCTGGAGACAGCCGCAGCTGATCGCACTGGCAAAGAAGAAGAAGGTGTCGCTGTCGGAAGCCGACTTCACTGAAGCCACAACAAAGGACGTGGCAGCGTGAGCGGGGACGACTGGCAGGCCGGCGATCTGGCGCTGTGCGTGAAGGGCGGATGCCATCCCGATGAGAAACATCTCCCCCCGGTAGATTTCCCCATCGCAGGGAAAATTTACACTGTGGAGTGGGCGGGGAAGTGTCGCTTTGTATCTGGATTTGGGCTTGCACTGGGGCTGGTCGACGGCCCGCCCAACGTGACAAAAGACCGGGTTTGGAATGCAAGCCGCTTCCGCAAAATTCGCCCCCACGCGCCCGACGAAGAAGATCGTGAGACGATCGAACTCCTGACCGGTGTGAAGGTCCCTGCGCTGATCGGGGAGGCCTGACCCATGCCCCTCCCCTCCGGAATTATCCTGATAGCCGACCACGACGGCCATCTGCTGCCGTTCATATCGATCCCCGCGCCCGAGGGTCGCGCAGGGAGCCGCCGGGCCCACTCTCTCCCGGGTCCGGCGGCCATCCAGTCTTTCGATAATCTCGCTGCACAGCTCTCCAATAGTGCTGACCCGGCAGCGTCTGTTCGTTCCTTCCATGCAGCCGGAGCTATCCGATGACCGAAGACAATGTCCTGTTGCACGAAACCAATATCGTGGAGCGGCAGAAGAAGGCGCAACAGCGCATCTTTCGGCTCGCGAACCGCGATCACGGCCTGACGCTCAAAGCGATCTCGCTGGATACTGGCATCGGCTACAGCACCATTCAGACATGGGCCAACGGTTCGTCGGTCATGTCGATCACCAGCCTGTTCCAGCTTGTCGGCGTGATCCCGAACGAGCTGCTCTCGCTGCTGCTGCCCAGTGGCCACATCATCGTCGAAGTGCCGGAAGGTATCGACCACGACATCATCGCGCCGATGATCGCTGGATACCTCCGCGACAAGGACGGCGCACATCATCCGGACAGCCCCGGCGGTCGCGAGATTTCCGACTGTGAGCGCACCGGGCTCGACGAGAAGTTCATCCAGATCGTCACGATGGCGGCCGCAGCATGAACCCCTACCTCCCCGATCCCGAAACCAACCCCTCCAGCGGTCGCCTTCTGGCCGCAACCATCAGCATCAGCCTGATCCTGGCTGCGCTCTTTGCGCTCCAGTTCGGCTGACCCTTTTCACAGGAGAGAACCATGAGTGCAGTTGCCACAGTGCCGCAGCAGTCCGTGGAGCCGATTGGCTTTGCCGACAGCCTTATCGCGGTGATCGCGAAAGCCGCATCTGACCCCACCGTCGATATGGAAAAGATGGAGCGCCTGCTGCTGATGCAGGAGCGCATCCAGGCACGCGATGCAGAGCTTGCCTTCAACAAGGCGCTCAACGCCGCGCAGTCGGAAATGCGCCCGATCGCCTCCAACGCATCGAACCCGCAGACCCGCAGCCGTTACGCCACCTATGACAAGCTCGACCGGGTACTGCGCCCGATCTACACCCAGCACGGCTTTTCGCTGAGCTTCGACGAAGGGGAATCCCCGAAGCCCGATCACGTCCGCGTGCTCTGCTATGTTTCGCACAGCGACGGTCACACCCGTATCTACCACCGCGACATGCCGGCCGATGGCAAGGGCGCCAAGGGCGGCGATGTGATGACCAAAACGCACGCCGCCGGTGCTGCAGGGTCTTACGGCGCCCGGTATCTGCTGAAAGGTATCTTCAACGTCGCAGTTGGCGAAGAGGATGACGACGGCAACGGTGCAGCTGGCTACCGCGCCCCGGCCCTGATCAACGACGCACAGTGGGCCGAACTGGTCACGCTGATCGAAAAGACCGGCACCGACACCCAGAAATTCTGCAACGCCTATCAGGTCGAAAGCGTGAAGGCCCTTCCCGCCGCCGCGTTCAATCGCGCCCTTCAGCAGCTCAACAAGAAGCTGCAGAACGCGGAGCAGGCCAATGGCTGAGCAGCGCACAGACGAGTGGCTGCAGGAACGCTGCGGCAAGGTCACTGCCTCGCGGATCGGTGATCTTATGGCGAAGACCAAGAGCGGCGCTGCGGCTTCGCGGGCCAACTATCTTGCTGAGCTGATCGCTGAGCGCCTGACCGGGGTGCCCCGGCAGGGGTTTAGCAATGCCGCGATCCAGCATGGTGTTGAAACTGAGCCTCAGGCGCGCGCCATGTACGAAATGGAAACCGGCCTGACGGTCGAAGAGACCGGATTCGTGCCGCACCCGAAGATCGATGGCACGGGCGCCTCCCCCGATGGGCTGGTCGGCGCAACCGGTCTGCTGGAAATCAAATGCCCAAACACCAGCACGCACATTGATACGCTGCGCGGTGCCAGCATCGACCGCAAGTATCTCCTGCAGATGCACTGGCAGATGATCTGCACCGGTCGGGAATGGTGCGACTTCGTCAGCTTCGATCCGCGCCTCCCCTTGGAAATGCAGATCCACATTCAGCGGGTCCATCGGGACGCTGAACTGGCGGAGGAAATCACCGCCGAAGTCACTCAATTTCTCGCCGAGCTCAACACGATCGAAGCCGATCTGCAGGCTCGGTACATGATGAAGGACGCCGCCTGATGTCTGGCGCCCCGGCCCACCCTGTCACCCGCTTCATGGCACTGGTCGATCAGGCCAGCATCCGGCGCGATGGCTGCTGGGTGTGGCGCGGTGGCGGCAAGGGCAACGGCTACGGGTCATTCGTTCTCAACGGAAAATCGACGCCCGCACACCGGGCGGCGTTCATCTTGTTCAACGACGCAAGCCCCGAAGGCAAAGACGTCTGCCATCGGTGCGACAATCGCGCCTGCGTCAATCCCGATCACCTGTTTTTGGGCACCCGCCTAGAAAACATGCAGGATTGTAAGCGCAAGGGACGCACCGCCCGAGGGGCAAAGCTGGGTGACCGGCGCGGGGCAAGCGGACCTGCAGCAAAGCTGAGCTGGGACGATGTTCGTAAAATCAGAGCGTCCCGAGAACCTTCGCCCGTGCTCGCGGCCCGCCATGGCGTTTGCGCCAGCAACATCGACCGCATCCGCAGACACGATACTTGGAAGGAAGCTTGATGGCCGGAAGTCTCAACAAAGTGATGCTGATTGGCAACCTGTGTGCCGATCCAGAAATCCGCTCATTCCAGTCCGGCGGGAAGGTTGGAAACCTCCGCATCGCGACAAACGAAACATGGAAAGATCGCGATACTGGCGAGCGCAAAGAGCGCGCTGAGTACCACACCGTCGCGATCTTCACTGAAGGTCTGGTCGGCGTGGTCGAACGGTTCCTGCGCAAGGGATCTAAGATCTACGTCGAAGGCCAGCTGCAGACCCGCAAGTGGCAGGATCAGCAGGGTAACGACCGGTATTCAACCGAGATCATTTTGCGCGGCCACGGCGGCGTGCTGACCATGCTCGATGGCGCCCCCGGTGGCGGCAATTCCGAACGCACAGACCAGCGCAATGACAGCCGTGATGATCGCGGCGGTGGCTGGGGCGGCCGTGGGGCCAACAACGGTTTCCCCACCGACGAACTCGACGATGAAATTGGCTTTTGACCCAGGAGAACAATGAAATGGCTGAAACCACCGACGACCGCCTGCGCCTTCTGATCGAGCGTGTCGAGCGCCTCGAAGAAGAAAAGAAGGGCATCTCTGATGACGTCAAGGACGTCTATCTCGAAGCCAAGTCAACGGGATATGACCCCAAGATCATGCGGATGATTGTCCGGCTGCGCAGGATGAAGCCCGACGACCGGGCGGCTCAAGACGCGATCCTCGACACCTATAAAGCGGCGTTGGGCATCGCCTGACACCATGCGGGTAAACACATCCCCTCGCCGCAAGAACGCACCGCGCCCTGCTTGGAAGGTGGCAGACTCCTTCCGGCAGTGGCTGCGGGGTCGCGCCTGCGCCGCTGATGGATACGGTCATTGCACTGGCCGGATCTTTGCTGCGCACGTCGACCACGCGGGCGGCAAGGGGATGGGGACCAAGGTGGCTGACCGTCACTGCATACCCCTTTGTGACGGTCACCACACCCGCCAGCACAATCGCGGATGGATGACGTTCGAGGCGGAATGCCTTGGTGGGAAATCTGCCGTGGCCATGGCCGACGCCTATTGGAACGCATGGCCGGGCCGCACTGCCTGGGAGAACCAGAATGGCTGACAAAGCCCCTCTCTATTTCGAAACGCGCCTTGGGATGCTCCGGCCGGCCAACGCCGCCGCAGAAGCAGCCATGCGCGAGATCAAGGGCAAGGTCCGCGTTGAGATCAAGGGCGGTATCGCCAACCAGCGCCGGCGCGGCCTTTACTGGTCTGTCGCCGCACTGGTGACGCCGCTTCTCAACGAGGCCCACGGCCTGACGCTGGACGAGCAAGACCTCCACGACATCACCCGCAAGAAGCTGCGCATCTATGACGAAGTGCGCCTGCCGAGCGGAGAAATTCATCACCGCCTCCGGTCAACCAGTGACCGCGCGATGAACGAAGCTGAACGCGCCGACTTCACGACCCGCGCCCTTGCGCTGTGGTCGGTCTGGACCGGCGTCGAAGTGACCACCCTGCAGCAAGAGGCCCGCGCCGCATGAACCTGCTCGCCATTTTCCAGCGCCCCGTGCCGGCGCCAGCCAACCCCGGCCGCGCCCTGGCGCTCAAGCAGCACGCCGACCAGCGCGCCTATTACCGCGCCAAGGTAGACGAGATGAACCGTCAGTCCGGCCGCCCTGCAGTCCGCTGGCCGGGAACCCGGTGATGGAAACGCCAACCACATATGCGGCCCGACTCTCCCGCTACATCCCCAGCCCGACGAAGATCGAGCGCCTGGTTGAAGTGGAGTTCGGCGCTGGCCGCGCGCCTGCCCTGCATGAAATCGCTGAAATGCGCTATCGGGTTGAGCAGGAGGCGAAGAAGCTCAAGAACGCTTCGGTCCCCAAGCCTGTCGAGATCCCGCATCTTCATCTCGACGCGCTGGATTTTCGCCCGCGCGCACTGGTGAAAGACGCCGCGCCCGCCGGCACTATCCAAGCCAAGCCCATTGCCACGCCGCCACCTCCCCGCCCAATCGTGGAAGAGCGAAGCTATGCCGGGTGCGGCAAGCGGTACCGCCCTTCGACTGTCGAGCTGAACGAAGATTACACCCCGCCTGAAAGGGTTTGGGGCGCGTCCTCCATCATCGCGGCAGTATCGGGCGTATTCGGCATCTTGCCCGGCGAACTGCTCGGCCGCGCTCGTGCGACGCAATTGGTCTGCGCCCGCAACGTCGCTGCGCGTATTTTCATCGAACGCGGCAATAGTTTCGCCCAGACTGGGCGATTCCTCGATCGTGATCACACCACGATCATGCACCACATCCAGACATGGGAACCCCGGGCGAAGCGCTTCCCGGACATGGTGCGCGCCTATGACCGTCTCGCCCACCTGACGCGGAAGGCGCCGGCATGAAAATCACTCTGCCCTGGCCCGACAAGCGCCTCTCCCCCAACGCCCGCACCCATTGGGGCAGTAAGGCCGGTATCACCGCCTCTGCGCGCCACGATGCAAGATGGCTGACCGTTGACGCGCCTGGCTTCAATGAAACGGTTGACCGGCTTGCTGATGACGATGGTCTGATCCCTCTGACCATCACGTTCTTCCCGCCAGACCGCCGCCACCGCGACGATGACAACATGATCGGCAGCTTCAAGGCCGCCCGTGATGGCATTGCGAATGCGCTGGGGGTGAACGACCGCCGGTTCCGTCCGCACTATCACTTTGGCGAGCCCCGGAAGCCCGGCCGCGTCGAAGTTGAGATCGGGGGCGCTGCACAGTGAGCCTCTCCGCGCTCATCCGCAGCATGGCCGCCGCCGGTGCTACGCCGGAAGCCATTGCCATCGCCGTAGAGGCGATTGAGGCGGCGCAAGGCGCTGTGGCCGATCAGCGGGCCGCAGCACGCGACCGCAAGCGTCGGCAGCGTGAACGCGCCAAGGAGCAGGACAATACCGCGACGGTCACAGGACAGTCACGTGACGAGGCCGTGACAGTCACGGCCAACCCCTCCCTTTCCCCCTCCCCCCTTTCTTCCCCCCAAACCCCCCAACAA